TAAACCTGTTGTTGTCTTAGAACAAACTGAAGAATTATTAGAAGATGAAATAGTTAAACCTGTTGTTGTCTTAGAACAAACTGAAGAATTATTAGAAGATGAAATAGTTAAACCTGTTGTTGTTTTGGAAAAAACTGAAGAATTATTAGAAGATGAAATAGTAAAACCTGTTGTTGTTTTGGAAAAAACTGAAGAATTATTAGAAGATGAAATAGTTAAACCTGTTGTTGTCTTAGAACAAACTGAAGAATTATTAGAAGATAGCAAAGATGATGATGAAATTGTAATGAACAATAAAGATATTAAAGTAATACGTATAAACAAATCGTTTTTTTAAGATATAAAACACTAAATGTATTATGTATATTCATTATGTATAGCTTTAATAATTTTTATAATTATTAGTAGCTTTGAAAAAAAACAAACAATTACTGTTAAAGATTTATTAACATTTATAATTTTATATATTATTATTACTTTTGCTGTTTATTATATATATTCTGCTATGGATAAAACAACTACACCAATTGAATCACAACCGTCGTATATTCCTGAAACTATACAAACTGGATTTAATATTGTTTCTTCTTAACTGTAATTTTACAAGCATTTTTACTATTTTTTATTATAATATTGGGATCATATTGTTCATCTTCTTCTTTTTCATCATCATAATTACTTAATTTTTCTTTTTCATCTTGTATTGATTGCATATCCCATAAAGCAGAATCGCATAATTTAAAATTTTTATTTGGATCTGCTTTATACCAAAAAACTTGATCTTCTAATCTTGATCCAGATGCTCTATTATCTATTACCATACAACCGTAATCTTGTGTAACTTGTTCTAATACTTGTTCAAATACTTGCAAACTAGGAAACATTCCAGCATAATGATCATATAGCCTTTCTTTATTTTTTTTAATATTTTCTTTAAAAATAAAAACATAATCAATATTTGTTCTTAAAGCAGGACTTATACCCATAGGGAATTGCATTGTTAATAAAAATAATATTTTATAATGTCTTCCATTCATAAATATTTTACGTATATTTGCATCATTTGTCCAAGTTTTATCATACATTGCGTCATCCATTACTAAAAAAGATCTAGGATCTATAGATGTATGTCCATAATTTTCCAATTCTTTTTTATATTTTCCTGATATCTTTTGTTGTCTTTGAACATATTTATTTATCAATTCAGGAGAATATTCATCGTGTATTAATAATTTTGGTATAAAATGTTGAAAATATGAATTGGCGTGTTCTGTTGGCGATATTACCATTCCAATAGGAATATTTGTATGATATGATAATATATCCTTAATACATACACTTTTACCTCTATTACGTGCGGCTATAGCAACAATAACAGAATCATCTTTTATTTTTTTTGGATCAAACTTCTTTAATTCTAATCTAAATGAAGGTTTATTACCTGATTTCATTTAATCTTATGTTATACATTTTTAACTTCATCCTTTCGCACTTAACCAAGGATCTTCTTTATCATTAATAACATCGCTTATTTGTTCAACAGATTGGTCTTCTTCTTTTATTGATTTTATGGCATCAGTTCTACGACTATCAAATACTATATCTTTATTTTCTTTATTTTCTTTGTAATGTTTCATAAGTGTATTAAGTTCTGATTCTGAATATTCTTGATTTTCCACATTGGTTGCTATGTGGCTTTCATAAGGCAACCAACAACCTACTTGTGCTACATAGATATGAAAATAAGGATCTGTTTTTTTTAATTTTTCGCATCTTGCTTTAGCTAATTCAACAGTATCATATACACCTCTTACTTTAATACCTCTTACAGATGTTTTAAAGTTATTTTCACTATGAAACTCTTTTTCAATTTCATCTGAATTTGTAGTTTTAAAAAATGCTAATTGTTCATTCATATCATTATTATCAAAAATATATTTGTGATTATCTTTAATACCCATAATTATATCTTTGTTGTCTGGAAACTTATCAACTAAATTATCTAATAAGTCTGTCATATCTTTCGAAAACTTTTCCGTAAATTTAGAAAAGTAATAAGCATCTTTGTTTTTAATTACATCTTCGGGATTTAAAAAAGATACACATACAAAATTTTGATTTCTTAAAGGTTCATCTTCATCCAAATAATCTACTTTTGTTTCAGACATTTTAAATTGATTTTAAAATATATCTTTATATATAATAAAATGTATGACGTAGATATTAATGAACTGGTTTTAAAAGCCTTAAAATACCTGTTCCAAGGTCTTATGATAGCTATTGTAGCTTATTTACTTGATATGATTGGACCTAATAAACTTAATACTTGGGAAATTGCTATATTGTCAGCAACTGCTGCCTGTATATTTGCTATATTAGATATCTTAAGCCCGACTTATACACAATCCGCACAACAAGGTATTGGATTAGCAACTGGATTTAAACTTATGAGATTCCCTTATTAAAAAATTATATATAAACAAAAAATAAAATAACAAAAGCATAATGTTAAATAATTTAATTGAAAATGCTATAAGATCTAAAGGAGCACATTATGATTTAGCCGCAATCATTTATTATTTTTATAAAGATGAATATAAGGTGGTAAATGATAAGTGGTTTAAAAATGTTAATACTGAAACAAAATGGCAAGAAATGGAAGCACCCAATGATTTATATATTAATATTAGTCGTAAGATTTTTGATGTGTTAATGGAGGAATATGATAAACTATATCAACAAAGTAAAATAGCCGATACACTTGATTTGTCGGATTTATATAAAGAAAAAGCTAGAAAATTACAACGAATTGCTAATAATTGTAAAATGGTTAATTATAAAAATAGCTTAATACGTGAATGCAAACCTTTATTTACTGTTGATGAATTATAGTTTCTAGTATTGTTTTAATATCAACATCTTCTGTATTAATTGTTAAATCTGCATTTAATTTATCAATATTACATTCAGATATATGTTCTAGTCTTTCAAGATGTTCGGGGGCTTTATCCTTATAAAGATCTTCTATTCTTTTTATCTGTTGATTTTTATCAATTACCAGTTTTATTATATAATATTTATTTTTCTTAAGATAATTATATTCATTTTCGAATCTTAAATCATCTATTACAATGTGGGTTTTATCTTTTATTTCTTTATCCAATTGTTTTATCCAAATATTATTATCTAGTTCTTTCATTTTTTCTGCAAAATCTTGAATTAGCTTACGATCTTTATACTCCATTTCAAATATTTCTGTAGCATATTTTTTTACATTATCAGCAAAACTATATTTTTCTAATTTTAATATGTTTTTAAGTTTATTTGCTAATGTTGATTTACCTGAACATATTTTACCTGTTATTGCTATTTTCATTATTTATATAAAAATGATTTTTGTTTAAGTTAAAACAAAATGATTAATAAAAATATCATAAATGATATAGCATTGTTAGATAATTTTGATAAACTTAATAACACTTATTATACTGCATATTTTAAAGATAATCTATTACTTAATTTGTTAAACAATGAAACAATATTAAAAGAAATTAATTTAAAATCACTTAATTACGTTGATAATAAAGATTTTATCAATAATATTGAAAAATATGTAAAAAAATATACTCCATTAGATTTTAAACAAAATATTTTTAATATTGTTTATGATAATTCAATTAAAAATAAAACTGATATTGATATTGAAATATGCAAATATTATAAAAATATATCTAATGAATATATTATTAAAATTGCTTATTATACTTTAACAACACATTATGTCATTAAAGATTATATTTAAAAATGAGTATTTATATATATGATCTTTAATGAATAATCAAATTATTATTGATATTAATGAATTAAATGAATATGAAAATATTAGTAAAACTATTTACAGTGCTTATTATGAACAGAATAAATTAATTGGTTTAGTTACTAATAAAACAATATTAAATAAAATCAATGTAAAATCGCTTAAGTATATTCATAATACAGATTTTATCAATAACATTGAGAATTACGTTAAAAAATATGCAAGTTTTGATTTTAAACAAAGAATTATTAAAAATGCATATCAAATGGCTATCGATGATGGCATTAGTATTGATAATGCATTAAAACAATATTATGATAATATACAAGAAGAAGATATTATTAAAATTGCTTATTATACTTTGGTATCTTATTATATTAAAAATGATTTATGTTTAAGTTAAAATAAAATGATATAGCATTGTAGATAATTTTGATAAACTTAATAACACTTATTATACTGCATATTTTACACCATTGAAACTTTAAAACGCCCATTTTTTCAAAAAAATGATATAAATAAATGATTATTATCATATATAAAATGAGTGATGATGTTGATGACAATAAAAAAAGAAAAGATGTTTCTAAACGTTTAGAGACAAATAGGAACGTTTCATTCCATATCATAAAAATGAAACTTTCCAGGTTTTCTAAAAGTTCTTCATTTGATTTGATACTGAAGGACAACATCAAGAATATGAACAAGATGAGAACCTTAGCATATCATCTAATCAACTTTCATATTCTTAGGTGTCTCAAAGATAATATTACACTACCTGATCTTCAGTCCTTAAACTTTTATTATCGATGTTTAGCTACTGTTTCTAAACTTAATAACAGAAGTTCTAAGGAAAGAGAGAATGATGAACTCCTTAAGACATACAACCCATATATGAACACTAAGGATATTGAAACACCTTATAGAGATTACTCTGGTAATCTAATAAACAATATGAGTTTAGAGATGAAGATTGCTGTTACAAACCATATTATTCTTAACTTTACTAAGAGACTTCAAAGATATACTATTCTTAAGTATGGTATTAAGAACATTGACAACCTATATGATACTACTCTATATTATGTTTCAAACAAGAATGAACAAGAAATTAAAGACTTTGTTAAGATAATACCAACAGAAGAGAATATAAAAGACAATCTAAATCATATAATTCAGTTAGAGTATGAAATACAGAAATACTTTGATAGCCTAGAACCTGATACTAAGGGTGTTAGGAACTTCTCTATTACACCTATCAAAGGATCTTATGTTGATGGATATGTTAAAGTATGTACTTCTTGCCTTAAAGATTTAACAAAAACAAACAAAGATCTTAAAGACCTAAATAAAGACACTCTATGGAGAACACTATTCAACCTTAATGAGGTTGAGACTTGTAATAGAAAGTTTCAGTATGAGATATTAACGGATGGTTACGGTGTTTCAATAACTACAAATAAATCTTTAGGTTTAGACCTATATCAAGTTGACGAAGATGATAAGATCAGTTGTAAGTGTGGTTGTAAAGTCAAAAAGAGTGGTTATAAGAAACATCTAGACAGTTCTACACATATTAAGAAGATGACTACTAAAAGAAAGTTAGATGATACAGAAGAACAATTTGATAGAATAGTAGGATTGGATCCAGGTGTTAATCAGATTTACTCTGCTGTTGATCAAGATAATAACTTTATGAATTGTTCATCTAAACAATATAGAACAAAAAGTAAGATAAAGCATTCTGTAGAATGGAATAAGAGACGATGTAAGGAGGTTCAAGAAACTCTAGATACTCTTAAATCATTCAAGACAGTTGATATAGATAGATATAAGAATGCCTTTGAACAATACTCTAAGACGTACAATGAATTAACTATCTTCTATAACTCTAAAGCATACAAGAAATGGAAATTCAAGACTTACTGTTTTAGGAAGAAGACTATATCTTCAATGTGTAAAGACATATGTAAAAACAAGAAAACATTAGTAGGATATGGAGACTGGTCAAAGAACCAAGGTATTATTAAGAAACATCCTTCTACTCCAAACAAAAAACTTAGAGAAGCTCTAATCCGTTACAAAGATTGCAAGGTTGTGTCTGTAAATGAATATAGGACGTCTAAAGAATGTTCTATATGTCATAACGTTGTTAAGAATGTATCTAAGATCCATCAGGTAGTCCGTTGCACGAACAACGAGTGTTCTATGTGTTGGCAAAGAGACATTAACGCATCAAGGAATATAATACAAAAACTTTATTCTGAAAATCTAGGTCTAAACCCTCCTCAAGTAGTGGCGCAACCGAGGCTGCTTGCTACCGCTTCAAGAGGTGATAGAGACCTATTGCCTGTATAGTTTGTTTGTACAGGTATTATATCATTGAAACTCTAAGATGGTGTTCCTAAAGGAACTGGGTGTTTTAAAGTTTCAATGGTGTAAAAATGATAACTATTTTATATAAACAAACATATGAATATTGATACTATTGATATTATTGTAAGTTATTTACATTTCAATGATATTAAAAAATGTTTGTTTGTTTCAAAAAATATTTACAATAGTATTAAATTAAATAATAATTTATGGTTATCCATATGTAATAAATACTTCAAATTACCCGGTAATTATTTTCAATTTAGGAGTATTTTTAATTCTACTATATATTTACAATGTATCACTACTGCTACTAAGTATAAAGAATATTATAAATCTACGTATATTATTGAAAAAAATAAGAAAATAACTATTGGTAGATCAAGAACGAATGATATATGTATATTATATGATGATAATGTATCAAGACATCATTGTGTCTTTAAATTTATTGATCCTACTAGGATATTTATCAAAGATCTTAATAGTTGTAATAATACATTGGTTAATGGTAAAAAAATTACAATGGAACAATTATATGTTGGTGATGAAATTACTATCGGTGGTAATGTTATTCTTAAAGTTGTTTTAGTATAAAAAAATGATATATTTATTTTATTATTAAATAAAATGGTTTTTGCCTATCAAAAGTTTAAAATTGTTAATGATATATTAAACAAATCAATTTTTGATCAAAATGTTATTTCAATTATATTAAAACATTATTGGAATAATTTAGAAGATAAAAGAAAAATATTACTTAAATGGGTTGATATTAGTAAATTAGATTGGTCACGTTTATCACTTAATCGTAATGCTATTAATTTACTAGAAGAAAACTTAGATAAAGTTGATTGGGATTATATGTCTTTAAATCCTAATGCTATTAATTTACTTAAACATAGTGAGGATAAAATTGATTGGTATTTTTTATCTGCTAACAAAAATGCTATAAGTTTATTACAAAATAATATGTCTAAAGTTAATTTTGCACAATTATGTGATAATCCTAATGCTATTGAGATTATTCAAAATAAGCAAGAAGAAATATGGCAAATGCCTTTAAATCGTAATAAAAATGCTATTCAAATGTTAGAAGCAAATAAGGATTACATTATTTGGTATGAATTATCTAAAAATAAAAATGCTATAAGTTTATTAAAAAATAATTTAAATAAAGTATCTTGGAAACATTTATCTTTAAATAAAAATGCTATTGATATTTTAACTGAAAATCAAGATAAAATTAATTGGTGTTATTTGTCTGCTAATAAAAATGCTATTAAGTTAATTGAAAATAACTTGGATAAAGTAGATTGGTTTATGTTATCTTGTAATAAAAATGCTATTAAGATATTGGAAAATAATTTAGACAAAGTAGATTGGTATTCTTTATCTTCTAATAAAAATGCTATTAAGATAATTGAAAATAATCTGGATAAAGTAGATTGGTGTAATTTATCTGGAAATCCTTCAATATTTGAAGATGAACCTATGCCAAATATTATATAGAATTATTAAATAATTCTATGAGTTCTTTAACTGTTTTATTATTACGAATAAACTTATAACCATTATAATAATAATGTTCTTCTGGATTATATATAATATTTTTGCGTTTATAATATGTCATTTCAATTGATTCTATTTCATCATCAATATTTATATATTCTAATGAATTATTTATAATTATAAAACAATTATCATCTTTAGGTGATTTTATTGATTCTAATTTATATTTCATTCTATAAGATAATTCTGGAGTATTATCTAGTGATCTTGAATGTAATAATGTTTTTAATATATTTTGCGTTATATTATGGTTAGTTGATATAAAATATTTATTTTTTTGTAGATCTTTTAGATCTTCTAAAATATATAATTTTAAAGGATTTTCGCAATAATATCGATTTGTTTTTTCAATTAATGAACCTTCATTTGGATAAAGTTGTTGTAAGAAATTATTATATTTTATTTTACTATCAATTTTTATTTCTTTTTGAAAAATTATATTATCTAAATGTATATTATCATTGTAATTTATTGGATGAACTATTAATAATATATTACAATCTTTATATTTTTCATATTCTATATATTCTGTATAGATCTTTGGAAAATATTTATTTTTAGGTTCTAATGATTTTATATCTTCTACAGTTTTGTCTATAATATTATTAATATCTATTAATTTTTTATGTTCATTATGATGATATATATATAATTTAGCAAGATCATAATGATAATTGGTTATTTTATTTATTGTAAAAGTATTATTTAATTTTTTAAGATCAATAATAATATTTTGAAGATTATAAAATATTGTTTCCATATTATTTTATTTGAATTAAATAAAAATATGGATGGTCTAGGTCCATTGAGAGATGGACCTGGATATGGATATGGACCTGGACCTGGACCTGGATCTAGATCTGAATATGGATCTGTAGCTCCATCGAGAGCTGGACCTGGACCTGGAGATGGATCTGGATATGGATTTGGAAATGGATCTAGATCTGAATATGGATCTGTAGCTTCATCGAGATCTGGATTTGGACCTGGAGATGGATCTGGATATGGATTTGGAAATGGATCTAGATCTGTAGCTCCATCGAGAGCTGGACCTGGACCTGGAGATGGATCTAGATCTGGATTTAGACCTGGACCTGGATCTGGATTTGGATTT